AATCATGTTTTAAGAATTAAAAACGGCAACGCCGCTAACACGATTGATCGTGATGCAACAATTTCGTGGCAAGTTGGCGGTGCAGACGAAGGATATATAAGCTGGATTCACTCTGATGGCACAAACGCTAACAATCATGGTCGATTTGAGATTGCAGGTAGAAATGGTGGCACTAGAGCCTTGATGGCGACATTTAACTCAAATGTCGAAACTGTTTTTAACGAAGACTCTTTAGCCAATCAAGATTTTAGAATCGAGTCAGATTCTTATACACATATGTGGTTTTTGGATTCAGGGGGTAATTTTACTCACTGGGGCAACAACACTTGTAACATGACCACCAATGGCTGGTGTATAGGAGCAACGGGACACGCTCACTCTGTTTTTTCTTTAACAACTGCAAACGAAGCTTTTATTTGGAACAACAACAATGGAACTGGTGCTTCGTATAAAGTTGCTTTTAGGCAAAATAACTCAGAAGTCGGTCATATTACAGCAGCTTCTAGTACAACTTCATACAATACATCCTCAGACTACCGTCTCAAAACTGACGTAAAAGATTTAGAAAACGCCGTTGATAGAGTAAATGCTTTGCGGCCTCGAAAGTTTACTTGGATAAAAGATGGCAAAGAAGAAGAGGGCTTTATTGCTCATGAGGTGCAAGAGGTTTATCCAGACGCTGTTGAGGGCGAAAAAGATGCTGTCGATGAAGATGGGAATATGAAGATTCAAGTAATGGATTACGGTAAAATAACGCCTCTGTTGGCCGCGGGGCTTCAAGAAGCCTTTAAAGAAATAGAGTCTTTAAAACAACAGGTTGCAGAGTTAAAAGGAGAATAGCATGGCTATAACGGTTACTTGGACTATTAACGACACAAAGTGGAAGAAAAGTGATGGTGGAGTCTACGAAGTACGCTGGCGTTGCCAAGTTGAAGATGGTAGTGAAGGCATTAATGCAAACCAAGCGGCAGCTATGGGAGAATTTCATTACACCGCAGATCCTTCTTCTGGCAGCTTTAAGCCTCTAAATGAGCTGACACCAGAAATCGTATTAGGTTGGGTCAAGGCTACCTTGGACGCAAAAGAGCAGGGCAGCGACAAGACTTCAACTGAATTGGAAAACCAACTCAAAGGGAAAGTGCAAGCTAGAATAGACAACGAAGCTGCAAACGCTTCTGGATTGCCTTGGAGCAGTTAAGGAAAATAATATGCAAGAAGAAAATAAAAACGCTAAATATGTTGTTTACAACGATAAAAAAATACCACTTTCTTCGTTAACTTTTCAAACAAGACAGATAATGCAGCGTCAGAGCGAATTGCAACAAGAAGTTGCAAAGTTGCAAATGGCTATAAATGAGAATCAATTGCTAGTTACTCAATACAGCAAAAGCATCCAAGAGGATCTTGACAAAATCTCAGAAGAAATGGATGAGTTAGAAAAAGACACTGGTTACGGACTACCTTGGTCTGACAAAGGGCAGCAAATCCAGTAATTATGGAAAAGCTTGATTATCGGTTTGAACCTTTGCCTTCTGCTTATATGTTAGACGCTGACGTTCCTGAAGAAATGGTTCGTCACCTCAACGGGTATTTAGACAGGCTCCGAGAAGATGATAACAAACAAAGTAATGCGGATACTTTAGTCGGTCAAATTAGTCATGGTGAACAGCTTCGTATAAACCACAAATGTAAAGAGTTAAAAGAATTTAATCTTATGATTCTTGGATTGGGGCGAGAGTATATTAAAAGGTTTTCTCAATTTTCAGATGTTACTTTTGGGAGCGCAAGAGAACCTGAAATGTGCGAGGTTTGGTCTGTACATAGCTACGCGGGAGACTACAACCCTATTCACGATCACGGCACACAAACCTTGATGGGAATTAGTTTTACGATGTGGACTAAAGTGCCTGATCAAATAACTGAAACGCCGTTAGATTACAAGATGTATAACGCTTCAAGACATTGTGATGGCAACCTAATCTTTCGTTACGGAGAAACTTGTTCTATTGATCCAGAGCGTTTAAAACCCTCACATCAAGTAAACGTAATTCCTTCTGTTGGTAAATTGTTGATGTTCCCTTCTTGGTTGAACCATATGGTTTATCCTTTTGAGGGAGAAGGCGAAAGAAGGACTATAGCGGGCAATTTGAATGTTTGGGCGGTTTCTCCAAACGGACAAAAATTTGCAAGCGGAGCGCATTAGCTGTGGAACCCCAGCCTTATTCATTTCACACGCTTCCAGCACTATTTTTGATGGAGACTCAACTGCCTGAAAGCATGGTAGGCGATCTGAATATTTACCTAGACAAGCTGATGGTTGCTGAAGAGCGCAAGAGTCATGCGGGCACGTTGGTTGGGCAGATAAGCCACGGACAACAGCTTACGATGGATCATTTGTGCGAAGAAATGAACGAGTTTAATGTTTTTATTCAAGGCATGGGCCACGAGTATTTAAAAAAATATGTGGAATCCACTGGCAATCAATTATCTGGTGACAAGCTGGTGGAAACAGATGAATTGTGGTCAGTTCATAGCTACGAGAAAGACTATAATCCAATTCATGATCACGGCACAAAAACCCTAACAGGCATTAGCTGCACATGTTGGACAAAAGTGCCGCAACAGATTTTGGATCATCCAACAGCCGGAAGCCCCCAATTTAGCATGTACAACGCATCAGGGAATACTGATGGTTGCTTGGCATTTAACTATGGCAGGAATAGCTTAATTGATGTGGATCGACTCTCGCCCCCTCAATCATTTATAATAAAACCAGAGATTGGTAAGTTTTTGCTTTTCCCAAGTTGGCTCCAGCACATGGTTTATCCATTTGAGGGTGAAGGAGAAAGAAGGACTGTGGCTGCAAATTTAAACGTATGGACGGTAAAAGATGACGGAACTCGTCACTAAGGATTTATAATGGACTTTATCGCTGATATTCTTATTTACGCGAGTCTTTTTGTAACAGTGAGCAGCGCGATATGTGCAGCTACCCCTACCCCTAAAGATAACGAGTTTATGGGAAAGTATATCTACCCTATCCTTGAAACGATTGCTCTGAATATTGGAAAAGCTAAAGAGGGTTCGACTGTTACTCCTATTAAGTTTGTAAAAAGGTCAGACTAATGGCTGAAATGACTGTTGCGCAAAAACGTAAAATGATTGCAGAGCTGAAAAAAGCAAGCAAGCTTCATGCTTCTCAGGCAGCACGTTTAGAGAAAACGCTGAAGAAAAAGTAATGTCTGATTCTGAGGCGTTGTCTGAAATCAAAACCCATGAGCGAGAATGCGCTATCAGATACGAACACATCGAAAAACGTCTGGACGAAGGATCTGCAAAGTTCAAGAGATTAGAGATGTTGCTATGGGGTGTTTATCCATTCATGATTGTGACGATCGTAGCCGCTAAATTTTTATGACCTATGCAAGGTGCAATATTAGCTTTCATGTTAATAACCGTCATCGAAGGCAATGTGGCGCAGGGTTCAGAACAGATGTTATTTCGAGATATACATCGTTGTCAGCAATTTGCCTACTGGATCGAACATAATTGTAGAGACCCCCGTTGTCGAGGTGGTATCAAGCAACACAATATTACTGCATACTGTAAGCCTGTCATGGCGGGAGCCAACCAAAAGTTTTGGGATTGAATATGAGCATATACAGCGGTTTATTTTACATACATGAAGAAAAGCGATTTGCTCGGTGGGATGAGTACATGGAGTTTTATCGCCAACAGCGGTTGAAAGAAAATGACTAAAAGACTTGAGCCGCAATCTCGTTTTGCTGCTGCCGATTTAGATCAAGACGGTGAAGTTACAGACGAAGAGCTTTCTCGTCACCAAGAACTAGTTCAGCTTGAGCTTGCAGAAGAAAAGGCAGACAGCCAGCGGAAAATGGCGTGGGTTGCTATGATTAGCATGTGTGTTTTTGCTCTGTTGCCCCTACTGCCTTTTGTTCCAGAGGCTAGGCTTTCAACATTATCGTCCTTGTCGGATATGCTCTTTCTGAGCCAAGCCAGTATTATCGGATTGTACTTCGGCGCTACCGCCTACATGTCTCGCAAACCATAGCCGGAGGTGAGCCATGATTATCGAAAGTGTGGCTGCTGCCGCCGCAATCCTAAACCAGATTGGCAAGCTAATAGAGACTGCCGGTGAAGCTCAAGGCGGGGCGCAACGAGTTATGTCTGCCATCCTTGATTTTGGTCAGGGCTTAGATGATCTTGAGAAAAACGAAAGAGAGAAGTTTGTTAATGTCAGCCATAGCGATCTTTTAAAGATTTCTATGATGCGTAGGCAGCAAGAGCGGTACGAAAAGGATCTTGAGAATATGCTCATAGTGGTCGATCCCGCTCTTCATACTACCTATGTAAAAGCCAAGGCCGACCAAGCGGCAAAGCGTAAGCGACATATGGAGATGCTGGCTCAGCAGAAAAAACAACGGGCAGAGTTAGTCCAGCGTATTATATTGATAACAGTGATTGTAATTACAGGCTTGGTTGCCGCTGGAATTGTAGTTGGTCTAGCTATATTAATGTTTAAACCGTAGGAAGAGTTATGGATGTAGGAGCGACAAATCCTGCCAACCAAATAGCTTGGCGTCAGGTGGCAGAACAGAAGTATCAAAGGTTAATGGATGATCTTCAGGTTGAAGAGCGTAAGCAGAAAGTGGAACAATTAAATACGACGTTGTATATTTCCAAAAACGGCAGGATCGAAATGCAGCAAGCGAAAGCTTCAAACAACATAAACTTCTTGGTGTAGATATGCCTCCAAAGAAAAAACCGGCAGCAAAAAAGAAATCTAAATCTCGCGTTAACGAGGCTGGCAATTATACGAAGCCATCCATGAGGAAGTCTTTGTTCAATAAGATCAAGGCCGGATCTAAAGGCGGTAAGCCCGGACAATGGTCAGCTCGTAAGGCTCAGATGCTGGCAAAGCAATACAAAGCTAAAGGCGGAGGATATAAAAGCTAATGGCTTTGAAGAAGTCTCAAAAATCTTTGAAGAAATGGACCAAGCAGAAATGGCGCACTCCAAGCGGTAAAAAGTCTTCTGAGACCGGCGAAGTGTATGCGCCCTCTGCCACCATTAAAAAATTAAAATCAACTCCGAAAGGCAGGAAAAAACTTGCGGCAGCTAACAAAAAGAAAAGAGCTGCAACAGCAAAAGGGAAACAGCATGCTAAGCATGGTTTGCACAAAGGGAAAAAAAGATAATGCCGCCTAAGAAAGATCCAAGATTAAAAAGAGCAGGGGTAACGGGATATAACAAGCCAAAAAGAACGCCAAATCACCCTAAGAAATCACACATTGTTGTTGCCAAGGAAGGTGACAAGATCAAAACCATTCGGTTTGGTCAACAGGGCGTGAAGACGGCTGGCAAACCTAAGAAGGGAGAGTCTGCAACACAAAAGGCAAGACGTAAAAGTTTTAAAGCTAGGCATGCAAAAAATATTGCCAAAGGGAAAATGTCAGCAGCTTATTGGGCGAATAGAGAAAAATGGTGATGGGTAAGATCAGTATTGGCTTGGGTGTTGCTTTAGTTGTTGTGTGTGGCGCATTTAAGCTGTACTACGACAAATCTCAAGCTGAGTTGGACTCGTTTCAAATAAGGCTAGAGCAATCAATACAGAATCAAAAAACTCTAGAAACCACAATTGAAGAGCAAAATCAAAATCTGAAACAGACCATAGAAAATCAAGAATTGATGATTGCTCAGGTTGAGCGTTTACAAAAGGAAAACATGGCAGCGCAGAACGAGGTCACTGATATTAGAAAAAAGTGGTCACGGCACTCGTTAGATGTGTTGTCCATCAGGAAGCCTCAATTGATACAAAATATTATTAATCGCGGTACGAAGGCAGTGTTGAATGATCTTAAACAGATTACCGATGAAAACCAGTTTGATCAGGACGTTTTTGTTCCTGATCCTGTTACTAGCTAGTGGCTGCTCCATCTTCGGGTCAAGCCGGGAAATACCGGAGGTCACGCCTGTCGAGGTGGTTACGGTTGTCCAGAAGGCGCCTAAATATCATCCTCCGCTCCCGAACCAGATTGATCCAGTACTGGTGGAGTGGACCGTACTAAACCCTCAAATTATGCAAGATTATTTGGATGACTTAAACGAGGGCAACGCTCCCACGAACGTCTGGTATGCCTTGACGACGAAAGGCTACGAAAATCTTTCAACAAACATGGCTGACGTCAAAAGATATTTAAGACAGGTACTCAGCATAGTAAAGTACTATCGAGAGTCGGATGAAGAACAAGAGGGTGTAAAAGATGAATGACGATTTAAAAACATCACAGGAAGGAATTTCTCTGATCAAGTCTTTTGAGGGATGCGAATTGACCGCGTACAGATGCTCAGCGGACGTACCCACTATTGGTTATGGCCATACGGCTGGTGTTTCTGATGGCGATACCTGCACTCAAGAAGAAGCAGAAACCATGTTGGCTGACGATTTGGTTGAATTTGAAGACTACGTCAAAAACTATGTTGAATCAGAGCTTCAACAAAACGAGTTCGATGCTCTTGTTGCTTGGACCTACAACCTTGGTCCAGCTAATTTAAAAGAGTCAACTATGCTCAAAGAATTAAACTCTGGAAATTTTGAAGAAGTGCCTCGACAAATGAAAAGATGGAATCGTGCTGGCGGTGAAGTGCTAGACGGTTTAATCAGACGTAGAGAAGCCGAGTCATTATTGTTTAAAGGAGAACCGTGGGAAGGTGTATAATGCCGCTAGGCGACTTTCACCTAGGTCGCCTAGGGACCGGTGTTCCGAACCCCACTGCCTCGGTAGCACCGGTTCCGACCATTGAGTGAACTTAGCATAAAAGATTTTGACATCTTGTCTCGGCAAGATCAGTCGGAGGCTCTTGCCTTACTGAACCGATACGACCAGATCGAAAAGCAGGATGCGTGTCGAACAGATTTTATAAGCTATGTCAAACATCTTTGGCCGGACTTTATAGAAGGTCGACACCACAAAATTATTGGCGAGAAGTTCAACAAGATTGCGGAAGGCAAGCTGAAAAGACTTATTGTCTGCTTGCCTCCTCGACACTCGAAGTCTGAGTTTGCAAGCACTTACTTCCCGTCATGGATGATGGGACTGCGTGGTAATTTAAAAATAATACAGACCACCCACACCGCTGAGCTTGCGGTTAGGTTTGGACGTAAAGTAAGGAACATAATTGATAGCCAAGACTATCGACACATTTTCCCAGAAATAAAGCTGGAAGCAGATAACAAGTCTGCTGGCCGGTGGACCAGCAATCAGGACGGAGAGTTTTTCGCGGCGGGTGTTGGCGGCGCTATCACTGGTCGAGGTGCGGACCTTTTGATTATTGACGACCCGCACTCTGAGCAAGACGCTTTGTCCCCGACTGCGATGGAGTCGGCATACGAATGGTACACCTCCGGTCCTCGTCAGCGTTTACAGCCGGGAGGCATCATCATAATCGTAATGACGAGGTGGTCCACAAAAGATCTGGTTGGAAAAGTATTGAAAAAGCAAGGCGACGACCATGCCGATCAGTGGGAGGTAGTCGAGTTCCCTGCAATCATGCCTGAGAGCGAAACTCCGCTCTGGCCTGAGTTCTGGCGTAAAGAAGAGCTTTTGTCGGTAAAAGCATCGCTGCCGATCGGCAAGTGGAATTCACAATGGTTGCAAAATCCCACGGCGGAAGAAGGATCGATAGTCAAGCGTGAGTGGTGGAGAAAATGGGAGGGCGATGTTCCGGGTTATTCTTACATCATACAAAGCTACGACACAGCGTTTAGCAAAAAAGAAACTGCCGACTATTCTGCTATTACAACTTGGGCTATCTTCTGCCCGCAGGATGGCGAACCAGATCAAATAATTTTGTTAGACGCAAAACGCATGCGTGTGGATTTCCCTGAGCTGAAGAAGATTGCGTTTGACGAATACAAATACTGGGAGCCGGATTGTGTGCTGATCGAGGCCAAGGCCACAGGCACCCCATTAACCCATGAGCTTCGTAGAATGGGAATACCGGTAACCGCTTACACCCCCTCGCGAGGACAAGACAAGATTGCGCGGATGAACAGCGTTGCTCCTATCTTTGAAAGCGGTATGGTGTGGGCGCCAGAAGACGAAACATTTGCGGAAGAAGTAATTGAAGAATGCGCGTCGTTCCCATACGGCGACAACGATGACTTTGTTGACTCAATGACCATGGCGTTGATGCGGTTTAGGCAAGGTGGCTTTCTGTCTTTGAACGAAGATTACAACGACGAAATAAGTCTCCTACCAAAAAAGCGTGTGGTGTATTATTAAATAAAACAGGATAGACTGAAGCTATGGCTATCGAAAGAAGAGATCAGTTGGCAGGAACTTACGGCGACCCTGACGTTAAATTGTCAGGATCGGAGATGAGCGTTTCTGTCGATCCAGACAGACAAGACCTTTTAGATCAAGCGGAT